ATTAATATAATGCTTAGGCGAGCTATTCCAGGAGGCGGCATTTACCCCGTGGCGCATTGGGTTCACGGTTCAGAAGTGTTTCGTACCTTTTGGGGGTTTACAAAAAATCACGCAGTTCGTCGCGCTGAGCGATGGGGCAAATACAAGGAGAAGGCATGACGAAGGCAGTGGTTATTACTATGAACGGCAAGAGGCACAAGCGCGCGATCCCTTTGTCGGCAAGCGCAAAAACAGGGGCGGTTATGCGCCGGGGCGTTCTTCCTGTTGCTTACTTCTGTTACGGCGCGGGGTTTGCCCGCACATTCTACGGCGTTACGCGCGAGCACGCTTTTCAGCGCGCACTGCGTCACTCGCAACTCCAGGCGGAATAGCGCGTGAGCGCCGAGCAACAGCTCACCGAGCTCGAGGCGCGCGTGCTCGGCACGGTCCGCATCGGCGGGTGGCTCGCCACCGTCAGCGAGTTGCGAAAGCTGCTCGCGATGGAGTCGCCCGGCATCCGGCGCGCGCTGTTCGCTCTCTACGCACCGAAGGTCGAGGCGAGCGCGCTGGCCGCCGTAGCCGACGCGTTCGGGCTCGGCCGCGCCGACGCACTCGAGCTACTCGGTGACGATGCAGCGAAGATCGCGAAGCGCACTGCGAAAAGCGTGCCAGGTAAAGGTGCGCGTGACCCAATTCGCGGGCTCGATGTCGCGGGCGTTGCCGCGCTGGGCGCCGCGGTTGCGTTGGCGAAAACGGGCGCGGAGCCGGCGACTTACCTGGCGCCGATCTTCGGGCACGCCGACGCCATCGAGCGACGCGTCTCCGACGCGATCAACCGCGGCGGTAACGAGGGGGCGACACGGGTCGCCGATGTCGCGGGCTTGCCGACGGTGTGGATCGCGGAGCGGAACGCGTGCGTGCACTGCCTCGCGTACGCTGGCCGGGTTGCGAAGCCTGGCGAGTCGTTCCCAGGCGGGCTGACGTACGGCAAAAAGAGCTACTACCCGAACCCGGTTCCAACTCCGCCCCGGCACCCGCGCTGCCGCTGCACCGTCGAGCCGTTGCTCGACCAGAGCTACGCGGATGCACTCAAGCGCGAGGCCGATCGGTCGATCCTTCGCGGCATCTCGCTCGAGTCCGAGTCGATGGGCGTTCGCGTCGACGCGGCGAAGCGACTGGTTGACGGCGGGGTGGTCGCCCCGAAGAGCGTCATCGCGTTTGCGGAACGTGCGGTGAGGTCGGGCAAGTTCCCCACACGTGGTCGGGTGTGAAATGCTACGATGTGGCGAACTGACCCCCGAAAGGTTGCCCCGTGGCTAGCTACGAGAACGGCAAGATACCCCCCTCGCTGCTTCGGCGCGTGTCGAACTTCCGCCCGCTTTACAGCGACGTCAACTCGAACGTGGGCAGCGACCTTCTCCGCGAGGACGCATGGGCCGCGCTCAACGTGCTGCAGGCCGAGTTCTATAAGCGCTTTGAGCGCTCACTCAACGTGTCCGAGGCGTACCGCGGCCTCAATCGGCAGACGGCCGTGTGGCAGAAGTACATCAACGGCGACGGGCCCATGGCTGCGCGTCCCGGCACGTCGAACCACGGGTGGGCGGTCGCCGTCGACTTCGGCTCCGACGTCAACACGTACGGTTCCGCCACGAAATACTGGATGGACCGCAACGCGCCCCGGTGGGGATGGCACCCCGTTGGCAACAGCTTCGGCAAGCCCGAGGCCTGGCACTTCGAGTTCAAGCCCAACACCGCAACCGAGACGATCCCCGCGTCATCCGGCGCAATCCCGTTCCCCGAGAAGGAAGAAGACGAAGACGTGGCAACCATACAGGCCGTCTACCTCGACAAGGCCGGCAGCGAAAGTTCTCCCATCTACGCATCGACCGGCGTCTTCACGTCGTGGGCCGGGTTCGAGGTGACCAGCGTAGGCCGTGCCGACCGCGGGTTCCTCGCCGCGCGCCTGAACGGTGCCGCCATGCTCGGCAAGGTTGAGCGTCTCGGCGACCTCCACGTCGACGCCGCCGGCTGGGAGTTCATCAACTCCAATCAGCGCGCCAAGTAACACCAGACCCCCGAAAACGTAAGGACACAGCATGCCCACGCTCGACAACATTCACAAGATCGACCGCCCCTTCTGGGCCCGCCCCGGCTTCGTGTCGTTCGCCCCGAAGGACGACGACCTCGGCGGCGGCAAGGGTGACGAGGACGACGAAGACGACGACCCGGACGACGAGGACGACGAGCCGGATGACCTCGCGGACCTGTCCGACGACGAGCTGCGTGACGAGCTGCGGAAGACGCGCGAGTCGCTGTCGAAGGCGTCGGGGTCGTCGAAGTCCAAGCGCGACCGCATCAAGGCCCTTCGCGCCGAGCTCGCTGACGCGAAGAAGCCGAAGCCCGCGAAAAAGGACGGCGACGAGGACGACGACAAGCCGGACCTCGACTCGGTGCGTGCCGCCGCGAAGGCCGAGGCTCGAGCCGAAGCCGACGCCCGCATCGTCAAGGCCGAGGCTCGAGGCGCTCTCGCTTCGGCGGGGGTCGCCAAGGAGCGCGTTGCGCGTGCCGTGGGGCTGCTCGACCTCAAGAGTATCGACGTCGACGACGAGGGCGAGATCGACGGCCTTGACGACGCGATCGACGCGCTCAAGAAGGACTGGCCCGAGCTTTTCCCCGCGGAGCGCAAGCGCCGCGCCTCGATCGCCGGCGACGATGACCGCGACGGCACCGCCGGCCGACGCGGCAAGGGCAAGCCCTCCACCGATGAGCTGCAGGCTGCTGCGCTGCTCGGACGTTCCGTTCGGCGGTAGCTTCTGCTACGGTAGATACATGCGGCGGCGGCCATAAACGTAGCCCCCGGTTCGAATGATTAGCGTCAACACGAACCGGGGGCATTTTTTTGTGTAGTATGTCTGGCAAGGCCCCTCCGGCCCACACTCGCAACGAGTACGGTTCGCGCATCGCGTGAGCGGCACAGCATCGTTGCCCGTCGTGGCAAGAGAGGGGCCTTTCACATGGCTCGCAACAACCTGGACGGGACCGGCTGGCTCGTCGAGCAGCGCGACTCCAACCTCGCGAAGGCGTTCCGCGCGACCTCCGTCGTCGACTCCGAGTTCCGCCCGATCAACATGACGGCCAACACCGTCGAGATCCCGCGCATCGAGGACATGGACGTCGAGTTCATCGCCAAGGGCGCCGCCTACCCCGAGGACCAGTCCTCCGCCGACACGGTGAAGATCAGCGCCGCCAAGATCGGTGGCGCGCTGCGCATCGCCGAAGAGGACGTCGAGGACGACAAGCTCGCCGACTACGTGGGCGAGAAGAAGGCCTCGGCTGGCTCCTCGTTCGCGAAGAAGGTCGACAACGCCGGCCTCGGCGTGACTGCCGCGCAGTCGGGTGTCACCGTTCCGTTCACGTCGCTGTACCGCACGCTCACCACCGCGGACGCCTCGACCGGCTACGTCGCCAACCAAAACTACCTCGGCGGCACCGCGTTCAACGTCGACATCTTCTCGCAGATGCTCGCCACCCTCGAGGCCGGCGACTACTTCGACGACGGCACCCTCGTCGCCATCGCCCACCCGTCGTTCCGTCGCGTGCTGCGCGACGCGAAGGACACCACGGGTCGCCCGCTGTTCTACAGCGACCTCACAGCCAGCGGCACCGTCGACCGCATCCTCAACGTGCCCATCCGCTACACCACGGGCGCGAAGACGTCGGCCGCTCCGCAGACGAAGGTCACCGGCACCGGTGGCGCGAAGGGCGTCGCGGGTAACCCGCTGTTCGCTCTCGTGCAGAAGCCGCTCGCCGTCGTGGGTCGCCGCAAGTCGCTCGAGTCCGTCGTGATCCCCGGACGTGACGGCCTCTCGGCCCTCACCGACGAGGACATCCTGAAGGTGCGCGCCCGCATCGCGGTCGGTTACACCGTCCCCGAGGCGCACGCCATCTTCGAGCTCACGAAGAGCGCCTGACCATGACGGCCGCAGAGCTGACGCCGAACGAGATCGTCGCGCAGAAGTCGGCCGACGTGGACAAGGCGTCGTCCAGCGAGCACGTGAAGGTGTTCGTCGTCTACTCGCCCGGTGCCGAGCCGAGCGAGAAGAACGGCTACGCGCACGAGGCGAACAAGGCCGCGACGCGTCAGTACATGATCTCGCAGGGCCTTCGTCCCACGGGTGACGTGCGACTCGTGTCGATCAAGGAGCACCGAGGCGGTGGGGGAAACGTCTGGGACGTCACCTACGCCGTCGCGGCTGTTCCCGCGGAAGACTACGAGGGTGAGCCGGTCAAGGTTCTTGAGGACGGCAAGACCGCCCACGCGACCAAGGCCAAGTAGCACCACTCGTTCCACACTGGGGCGGCGATTCTTCGGGGGGTCGCCGCCCCTCTCTCACGAAAGGCACGCGCATGGCAGTCGCAGAAGCGGACCAGTGGGCGACCATCACCGACGTCTCCGAGCTCACGCGCGTGAACGTCGACCCGACCACGCGCCGGCAGGCCGTCGCCAGCATCGAGGCGCTCGTCGGGCTCATCGAAGAGGTGCCGCGGCCGGACGTCAGCGACCGTGACCGGTACTGGCTGAAACTCGCCGTCTGCTACCAGGCCGCGTGGATCGACTCGCAGCCGGACTACCTCGAACGGAACGCCGTGTCGAGCGCGTCGCAGTCGGGACAGTCCGCCACCGGCGGTAACGCCGACTGGCTGCTACTCGCGCCAGCCGCGCGGAAGTGCATCAAGCGTTTGTCGTGGCGGGGTGTTCGCCCGCTCGCGATCGACAACCGCAGCACCGGAACGCGCAGCCGCGTCGACGTGACGAGCGAAGAGTACGATGACTCGCTCCCGTGGAGGCCGCTGTGACGTTCCTCGCGACCGAACGCGTCGACGTGCAGCGCGGCACCACCGTCAACGATCTTGGCGACGAGGTGGACAACCCGACGCCGGTGCCGGGCATGCAGGGCATCTCGGTGTCGATCATCGAGAAGAGCCGCCGCATCTTCGGGCAAGACTCAAGCGAGGACCGCACCGTGCGCTACGCCGATGGGCTTGCCCGGCCCGGACTCGACTTCCGAGAGGGTGACCGGCTCATCTCGAAGCGCACCGGGCGAACCTGGTACGTCAACGAAGTCACCGGCGGAACTCGCACGATCGCGGGCTTCGCTGATCTAGTATTGGACCTACGGACCGGCAACAACCCCGTCAAGGGGTAACGGTTCGCCTAACCCGTCAAGGGAAGGAGGATACTCATGGGCGTTCGCTTCCGCCGCAATGCAAACGCTGGGCGACAGGTTAACGAGGAAATCCTCCTGCTTTTTGAAGAGACGCTTGGCCCAAAGATCGTCAGCGCCGCACAGCGCACGGTGCCGGTCGACACGCATAACCTGCAGGAGTCGATCGAGTTCAGTTCCGGCATTGAGGGCGACGTCGTTCGCATGATCGTCGGAACCGACGTTGAGTATGGGCTTTACGTCGAAGAGGGCACATCGCGCATGGCGGCCCAGCCTTGGCTTCGGCCCGCTGTGCTGCAAGGCGGTGGATCGCAGATGGTCAGCTACACGACCAAGGCGGGCAACACCCGCAAAGCCACGCAGGCGCAGGTCGACAACTGGACGCGGGGGTCACGCTGATGGCCGAACTTTACTTTGCGGACGTCGAGAAGGTCGCCGTCGCGTGGACGAAGCGCCTCGCGGGCATCGACCCGGCGCAGGTTGCCACGAACCTTCCTGCTCAGTCGCCCGGCTTTGTGCAGATTCGAGCGCTGGCCGCACGCACGGCCGACCGCGACATCAACGCCAAGCGAAACGGCTTCGTCACCTACGACCTGTGGGCCGTGTCCACCTCGTCAAAGCCGCAGTGGGGCGCAGCGGCGCAGCTCGCAGCCCTCTGCCGCGCCGGGATGGGCGAAGACCAGCCGTTCGGGCAAGACCTCGACCTCGGAGCCGCGTACCGGCCCGTGAGGGTGCAAGCGGTCTATGCCGAAAATGAACCCCGCCGAGTCGACGGCGACCCCGCCGGCTACGCGCGCTACACGTTCGACGCCTTCGTGGATTGGATTCAAGGATGAGCGTCGACGAGGCCATTTCCGGCCACACCATCACCGAACGGAAGGGATCGACCATGGCTGCCAACGTGCACAAGGTCAAGACCACCATCGCGCCGGACGAGGAAACCGTTCTCGCAAGCGACGCGGAGTACCACGACCTCGAGGCGTGGGGCCTCATCAAGGAGTACGTCTCCGGCCCCGCCAAGAAGTCGACCGACACCGAGAAGAAGGGCTGACCCATGGGCGTCACCGTCACCAACCTCCTGCAGGGCCCCGCGACCCTCTACCACGCTCCGTTCGGTTCGCCCGAGCCCGCCACCGCCAACACGGCGTTCTCGACGGCCTGGACGGACCTCGGCGGTACCAGCGACGGCGCGAAGTCGACCGTCGAGCTCGAGTACACCAAGAAGATGGTCGACCAGATCGTCGACGCGGCCGGCGCCACGCTGACCAGCCGCAACGCGAAGATCGGCACGACCCTCGCCGAGGCGACGCTCGAAAACTGGGCCCGCTCCCTCAACGAGCTGACCACCTCGTCGATCACCGACGGTAAGTTCACGCCGTCGAACGGCGTCCCCGGCGAACCGAACTACTCGGCCGTTGCGCTCAAGGGTCTCGGCCCGTCGGGCAAGCCGCGTATC